TTCCTGAACCCGACCTACTACAACGACCCTGCGCGTAGCGAGAATCTTATCAGTCATCTCGCTTGCGGGTAGCCAATATAGGGCTGTTTTGTGGGCAGTTAGAAGAGATAGGGGGTGGTCAGCATATCGCTTTCCTGCATTTCTGAATAAACGAATCATATAGCCAAATCCGCCATCTTGAAAAGACTTCCAGCATCGAAGCCGGTGTTCCATGTCTGCGACATCGCCCGACTTCGGTAGTGGAATCCTCTTTTCCTTGAGGGCAGTAGCCAAAGCAGCCTTTGTGTGCTTGGGCGCAGCCTTCTTAGAGGCGGCTTTCTTCTTAGTAGCCATTTAAGCGCACTCCATAATCAGGAGCGCACACCAGTAATCTTGACGATTCTGTTTGTCTTATCAGACGCAGCACCGTCCTGATGCTCATGCACTACACTTCCCATATAGGAGGTAAGTAGCCAATCGAAACCAACTCCGGGGAGCCGAGTGAGTTCAGTCTCCTGAAATCCCGGTCCGTTGTAGGTGAAGAACTCAGCCGTTTCAGCGCCGGGAACCATCAGAAGCGAATCGTTGCCGATAGCGCCGGTTGCCCCGTAGTCACGGGTGTAGTAAAGGCGTAGGCTTGCGATGCGAGCCAAGTGGTCGCCAAGCGACTCAACAACATTTCCGTAAAGGGTTGTGTTGAGGATTGCGCTTCTCTTGTCTGCTGGAAGGACCATAGCCAAAGGCTCATTTCCGCTAACCTTTGCGTTAGCGAAGATTAGGTCCATGCTCTCAAGAATGTCTCCCTCTTCATCAGCAGAACCTGTGCCGAAAACTGCTGTTGCAGCGTTGGTCTGTCCTGCCCCTGAAACAAGTTCAGTTAGAACATAGTTGTCGATTGTGTCTGCGCGAGCGCGAACAATGCCCATCTGCTGACGGTCAATGTTCTCAAAGGACTCGCCTCGTAGCCTTACAGCGTCGAGGAAAGTTACTCGGCCTTGACCCTTCTCTAACTTGGTGCTGTAGTTCTGCGTTCCAATGTTGGTCGGGTCGGTTAGCGCCACATCATCGAGTGGGTAGGCGAATGTGCCGATAACTCCTGTATACCATGTAAAGTCGAGCCAAGAAACAGTTCTTGTCCCAACAAGGTCGGTAGCGATAGCGATTGTGTTTGATTGTAGTTGGATGAAGTCACGGAGCGTCTGCTCAAGGACTGCATCGCCGGGGGCGAAAGGCCCTACTGCGGCTTCAACATTCAGTATTTCTTCAAGTGTTTGATTCATATTATTCATCTCCCTTTCCTTATGTTCTCAAAGCGATTAGCACCAAACGGGCACTAAATCTCCTACTGCGATAGCAGTTTCATCTCCACAGTAGTAGCCAACGAGGACTGCGCTGTTTGAAGCGTCGTCGTCAATTGTTCCATTGGTGGAGGCTGTCTGTGATACATAGATAGGTAGTCCGAACTTAGGGGCTGTGATAACGGCTGCGGCCCGTAGGAAGCAGCAACCATCAAGGGGAAGAACTGCGAGTGTCGCAGTTCCTGCTGCCTCAAGTGCTTGGTCTTCACCGCGCGAAGATTCGGCGGCTGAGAAGCCAATTGGCGTGTCTGTGACTGCTGCTGTCTTGAGTAGGCCACTTGCGTGATACTTGACGAGCCATCCGTCACTTGCGAATGTTTCCTGTATGTCGGGTGCGTATTTCGGGTCATTTCCTGAGTATGTTACCATCTTAAATCATCTCCTTTAAGTCTTCGTAGCGAGGGGCGACCATCTTTGCGCGCTCATCGACTGCGAGTGTTTGGTTCCAAGCAGACGCCCAAGCATTCCATGCCTTTGCGTAAATCCGCTCATCGTTTTTGACGAGTCGGCCATTGAGGTAATTCTCTACCATTGGGGCGTCCTCGGTGAAAGCCTCTACGATTTCCTCGGCGGGCTTCTCGACAGACTCCACAGGGGTCATCTCGACTGGAAGTTCAGGCTCAGGGTGAGCCTCTTCCCAAGAAGCGATAAGAGTTTCAAGGGTTTCGGTCTTGAGGTCTTCGTGGCCGGACATACCCATCTCGGTTGCCTTCTCCACAAGTTCTATCCTCTCGTCCTCTATCCTCTGTGCCTCTACTGCTTCATATTCGTTAATTTTGCTGTTACTAAGAACGAGGTCGGCCTTTAGCCCCTCTATCTCGGCATCATAATCAATTTCGTTTGTAGTTGTATCTTCGGTCATAGCAATCACCGTTGGTTGATTCTTCTCAGATACCGAATGTCCTATAAACATTTGCGGTGTCTCTTGAGTGGAAGCCATTGGTAGTTCTTCCTCTTCCTCAACCACTATTTTTGTTGCTTTCTCCACAGAAGCCCTCTCATACGCCGGTTTTCGCACAAGCGCAAGGTGGTCAAAGGTGAAATCATCACCAAAGACAAGACCATTTTCGTCTGCTGTCTCCGGCACGCCTGAACCACCGATACTCACCCCGTAATCGTCTTGCATCCAAAGACCCGTTTCAAAACTGTCGAATAGTTCCTCGCGCGTAACATGAGCGATGTATCTTACTTCATATCCTTCTGATGATATGAAAAATGTAGCGCCGAGAATGTTGCCTACTACAGACTCTTCAGGGTCGCCATCTGTATTTCGTGTAAATCCAGCACCGCTCTCATCAGCCGGTGGATGAGATAGAGTTAGGTCTGCGCCTCCCATCTGTCTCGCAACAGCCATAGCGCCTTCGGGAGTCAATTCCCACCCGTTCTTATTCATGCCTTCGTGAAAAGCAACGCCACTAATCTCAATAATCGTTTTTCCGGTTTCGGCGCTGACTATTGCTTTGCTTTCCCCAATATCCAATTCAAGAGTGACGGCGACTGTTTGGCACTCACCATCTATTAGTTCTTCCCCAACCGGACATGTGCATTGCTTCTGCATACCCTCTGCAAAATCATAGTGTTTTATGAACATTTTTCGTCACAAGCCGATAAATATACAGATATTGAGCAACGGTTATCATGAAATAAAGCATAATCAATGCAGCCCCATTACCGTAAGAGAAGCCATGCTCAAGCCCTACGCCGCCGCTATTCGTGCAAAGGTAGGTAAGTGGTTCGGGATTTATAGGAGATATGAAACACAGATTATTACCTTCCACAATCGCATTCTTTATTTCGCTTATCCCGTATGAATCTATGGGGTCAGCCGGTGTTAATTGGAAGATACTCTTCCCCATGATATGAGGTAGTGTCTAAGTGTTTTACTAAGGTTTAGTTTTATTGTATAACTACATCGAACCAATCGGTTCCTCGCGTGTAGTTATCATTGAAGCCAAAGGTGGAAAATATATCATAACGGCCTTCGGGAACAGCGAATGTAAGATTCACATAATCCCAATTTTGGTAGTATGTTTCATAGGTCATCGTTTCTTGAATACCCGACCAATTTCCTGTATCATTATCGTAAAGGGTCCAAATGACGGTTAGATTGTGTGGTGCATCGTCACAGGTAAGGTCGGCATCCCAATAAATCGTCATGTTCTCCCCGTCGTAGTCTTGGTAAGCATCCCACATTTGCGGCGCACAACCTTCCTCGATAGTTTCGTTGGTTGTCTGATTAGTCGTATTGTTGTTATCAGGGGGTATCACAACCGTTGTGTTATTTTCCGGTGGTGGGGGCGAGTCGTCCGGTTCGTCGCTTCCGTCACGGCAATTTTTGTAGCCGTCATTCACCAATGCGGCTTCTATGCGTGAGCCATCTCCGCAAGTGAAATCGCTCTCCCATTCCCAATCATTGTCTGTAATCCACTCATCGTCACCCGCGCCGTAAGGCGTGATGTCGAGAATACCGAACATTTCAACGGCGGGCATTAGCAGGGCTAAGATGGAACCTATAGTAATCATTAAGGTGCGAACCTCAGTTGCTCGCTCGTTAATCGTATCAATAATTGAATCTGCTTCTTCTTGCGTCAATGGACTCACCTCTTATCACCGGAACAAAGCCAACAGCCGATAGAACAATAATCACAAATAGTGGTTAAGTTCATTTCTTGTCGCCAGCCTTAGTAACCTTGAATGCTTCCATGTCGAGGTTATGTTCCTTCTGCAACTTTTCCATATCGAGTTCGTGCCTAACCTTAATCTCTTCCATCAGCCTTGTATGAGCATCAACAGCCTCACATGATGTGTGGTCTATCGCTAATTGGTCAGGCAAAACGCTGATTTTGGCCGATTCCTTACCCTTGAATAAGTCAAGAACAGTTGTAATGACTAAAAGAGCGGGTCCACCAAGAAGTCCAATTACAGTTAATTGACTGTCGGAAATATCTCTTTCCTCGACTATTGAGAAGTATGACGCTGTAGCAGCAATAGTTACCCAAGCGATAACTACCCCAATCCCAAAGATTAGCATTAGGGTTTCGTTAGGGTTGCTCATTTTCATTCGGGACACACCATGTTCAGCCCTACTGTGTTTTATTAAGTTTTTGAGCGTCATTTTGATTGCTCCTTACTTGGTGACGGCTGAGAATGTTCTCTTGGTAATTCTCCCTCCGGCTCTTTATTAATTTCTTGTCTTTCGTCGCCTTCGGGTCCTATTGTTGGTAGGTTAAGGAAATCAAGAGATTGATTTAGGGTAAGAACACCGGAAGTGAAGCCCATAGTTACTCTTTGCATTACATTCAATGGTGTTTCGCTCTCCATAGCCTCAAACTTAATTGTGGGTAAGTCTTGTTTGCGATACTCAATACCGAGAAGGTCAAGATGGGTCATAAATATCTTGGTAGCCGACTCAGCGAGTATTCTATGCATACGAGAGATTGCTTGCACGGCCCATAGGTTCGCATTGTAAGTTGCGGCGAAGGTAGAACCCTTCTCCTGCCCTGCTGCTACTCGCGGCACTTGAAGAACTGCTGCTATGTCTGCGTTTATTGCATCCAAGAAGCCGGTGTTGTTAGGAACGCTGTTCCCCACATCAACATGATGTAGTTCAACATAATGAGGAAGAACGGGGATTTGGTCGCCGCGTAGTCCCTCAAAGAGTTTAATAACCTCATCCATTATGTGTTGTAGGCGTTGGCTTTGTTCTGCGGGGTCCTGTATATGCTCAATAGCAGACTTATCAATGGTGATAAATTGCTTCGTCATTGAGTCTTCAAGACTGATGCGATTATTCATGC